CCTTTCAATATAGTAGTATACCAGATCTCTGTGAGAAATGGAAGGGTTTCGATGTTCGATTGCAGGGGGGACTCACCAAGTTATCTTTGATTCATTGGGCGAAATCGGATGCGCGCGAAGAATATGAAAAGGTGCACCGAAATACTGTGGATTATTATATCGAGCAGACGATCACGTCCGGCAATGGTCGCGATCGTGTCCCCGATTTCGACTTGGCCCGGGTGTTATATCAGTTTTACAAGCACGAATATGTATGTGTGAGTGTTTCGCAAAACATTTGGTATCGCTATAAAAACAATCGATGGGCCGAAATCGACGCAGGAACGACTCTCCGAAAATGTATTTCGGAAACGATGCGCGATATGTATAACAATAAGACAGTTGGGTTTATGCAAACAATGTCCTCAACGGAATCCATCTTTAGCAAGAATAAAGGCAGCAGCCACAACAGCAGTTCGGAATCATTAGTCGACCGTAAGGATGTTGCCGAGCATAACGAGGAGATTCGCAAAGCAAGATCGGTCCGTGTGTTAAATATCAGTCAGAGATTAGCGAGCACCGCAGATAAAAAGAATATCATGACAGAGGCGAAGGAATTGTTTTATGATGGAACCTTTTTACAAAAACTGGATAACAATCCGTATCTGTTATGTTTTACGAACGGCGTGATCGATTTTAAACAGAAGGTGTTTCGTCGCGGACAGCCGGAAGATAATATTTCGATGACCACGCGTATCGAATATATTCCATTGAATCCATCGGTTCATAAAAAAACCATGGACGAAATACACGATTTCATGAACAAGTTGTTCCCCGAGCCGGAGCTATGCAAATATATGTGGGAACATCTGGCGTCGACGTTGATCGGAACAGCTACCAATCAAACATTCAACATGTATATTGGTATTGGACAAAACGGTAAATCGGTGCTAGTCAACTTGATGGAGAAGGTGCTCGGTGATTACAAGGGTGATGTGCCGCTGACCTTGGTGACCGACAAGCGAACGAAGGCGGGTGGCGTATGCCCAGAAATTGTGCAGTTGAAGGGCGTGCGTTATGCGGTTATGCAAGAGCCATCAAAGGGGGATATTATCAATGAAGGTATCATGAAGCAACTGACTAGCGGCAAAGATCCGATTCAGGGACGTGCGCCGTATATGAAACAAATCTTGTCCTTTCTGCCTCAATTCAAATTGGTGGTGACTTGTAATACATTGATGAATGTCAATTCAAACGATCACGGAACATGGCGACGTATTCGAGCCGTGCCTTTTAAATCGCTATTTACCGAAAATCCGGTGCATGACGATAAAGAAAAACCGTATCAGTTTAAATTGGACAAATACATTGACGAAAAGTTTGATTCGTGGAAAGAAGTCTTCGCGGCGATGTTGGTCGATATTGCCTTTAGAACCAATGGGAATGTTACGGATTGCAGTATTGTGTTGGCGAAGAGCAATGAATATAGACAGAGCCAAGATTACATTTCGGAGTTTATTCGGGATCGCGTGGTTCGCGAGGCGGGTGGAAAAATCAAAAAGATGGAACTCAATAACGAGTTTTCGATATGGTATCTATCCAACTATGGCGGGCGTGGACCGAGTCCGAAGGATCTACACGAATATATGGACAAAGAATACGGCAGACAACGCAACCAAATATGGTCTGGCGTGCGTATTCGATATGAACGGGATAACGAGGAGAATGTAGATGTAGAAGATTCGTCGAATGGGGAGGATGAAATTCAACAAGATGATTTGTAAAAACTCGAACAAAATACAACCAAAAAAAATATATACCAAATATAGAAAAATCTTTTTTGCTGAACGATTTGTATGTTCGAATTCATCGAGTGTGTAAGCGATTTTTTTTGTAAATATTGTTGTTGTATGCACGAGGACGAGTTTTATTCCATGCAGGACACAGATACTCTCGGCGAATTATTGGTATAACATATTTTATGTGATTATATTATACCATTGAAGATTATATGTTCCGATTTGTATGGTTATTATTGAACCTGTGTGGATTATCTGCACGTATCACTGAATATGTGCCCTCCTTGAATATAGATAAATATGTTATCAATCACGTTGCAAGTGAACCGCTTCCGCAGGCATTTACCTGGTCAAATAAGGACGGCGTGAATTATCTAACGAAGAATCTGAATCAGCATATTCCCGTCTATTGTGGGAGCTGCTGGGCTCACGGAAGTATCAGTTCTTTGGCAGATCGAATTAAGATTATGCGCAAAGCGGCATGGCCGGATATCAATTTGAGCATTCAGTTTCTGTTGAATTGTAAAATGGGAGGTAGTTGTAATGGCGGAGATCATTTAGCGACCTATAAAGCCATCTACGAATATGGTTCTATTCCCTACGAGGACTGCATGATCTATCAGGCATGCAGCATTGATTCAAACGAAGAAGGATGCAAAAACAAACAGATGTTTGAATGCACAGCAACGAATATTTGTAAAACATGCGACACCTTTACTTCTCGTGGAGGAACTTGCAGTCCAATTATGCATTACCCGAATGCAACTGTTGCGAGTTATGGTGCCATCAAGGGCAGTGAAAGTATGATGATCGAAATTTACAAGAATGGTCCGATTGCATGTGGTATCAATGCAGAGGAGATTGTGGACTATACCGGCGGCGTATTGAATCTCCCCTATAAATTGAAAACGGTGAATCATATCATCTCCATCGTCGGTTGGGGATACGACGATTCGATCCAAAAACAATATTGGATTATTCGTAATTCATGGGGAAGTTATTGGGGCGAGCTCGGATTTATGCGTTTGGTATTGGGCGAAAATCAGCTCGGCATAGAAAAAACATGTGCGTTTGCCATTCCTGGGAATTGGACAACGCATAATGTTCCTTGCTATGAAGACGGGAGTAATTGCGGGACGGCATAAACTTACATGAGAAGAAGGGCTTTCATCACGTCTGCCTTGACATTTTTTATATGGATATTTTCGTCGGACCAACAGCTAACGCATGAGCTTTTACTAAGATTCCATTTCGGGGTGATCTCTGGAAGGATGCCATGAAAGATGAGTTCTGCGCGGTTTTGATGAAAATCAGAGGTGGTTATCACGAATTCAGGAGTTTCCTCTTCAGAGAAATTGCTAGACACCCATCGTTTAAGATAGGCAAAATTTTCAGCCGTGTTCGTGGCGAGTTCGTCCAAGACTAGCCGAATATTTTCGAATTTTTGTTCATTAATTTGTTTTGCGGCTTTGGAGGCTTCTGATACATCATTGGAGAATGCATTTTTTACGCCACCAGAAACATAGAGGATAACCGGTGCATCTGTTTTTTGAATATATTGAATGGCGGCGTCAATCCTTTCCCTCAGAATACGTTCGTCGGAAGAGCCGAGAATAACCACGACATCATGTTTGGTATACACACCAAACACGATCTTAATTGCGAGCAATAAGAATACCAAAGTGAGGAACATGTTGTTATGTTCTTGTTAAATTGTTGTCTCCTATGATACTGTCAAAAAGCATTTCAATTTTTTACCATCATGTTGTTATAGACGTTCCGTCGGTATACCGCGAATGAATGCGACTATGTATAGATATACCGAGTAAAATACTGACTCCAGGTAGAAAATATAAAATGGGTAGGCGAGAGCGAGTGTTATATAGAATAGTTTGAGGTAGGTGGAATTGTTGGAAGTGTAGATAAAATACACGAATGCAATACAGACTAAATAGAATATCATGGTTAAAAGCCAATTGATCGAGTTAAGCTGCTCATTCTGTATATATTGGTGAACCGCTTTTTGGTTGTATAATCGTTCGCGGTCTCGGAAATCTTGTAAGTCGCTACTAACGTCGGCCATTTGTTATAACAACATATTTTATTTGTGATAACAATGTTTGTTTTTAGTGGAAATCGAGAACCTGGATTACATAACAGGTGCATACAGGTCATATTCGCTAGGAGAATAGGGCATAACAACCGCTTGGGTGGTTATATTACTAAATGCTTCGATGCATCGCTGTTTGAATTCGTCCCACTTTGTTCCGGTGTCGCAACAATTTCTTCCAACACATCCGCCCGTTGCGATGCTGCCCAACAAATCGCCCTTCCTAACGGCTTCAGCCTGCTGTTGTTTTACAGTGGCCGCATTACTGATGGTCGGAGGGGAAGTAATCAACTCATCGAAGTTGGACGGTGAACGCATTTGAATATCATAATATCGAGAAAGACCCATGATACTCGCGACAGATATAATAATGATGATAATCATATCAAACAAAATACCAGGAATCATCGTGATCTTGCTCTTTAAGAAATTAACGATCAAAGCGGCTACGAGTGCGATCACAATAATCATTAAAATCTTGTTGTATTCCGCAACACGTTTCTTATAGTTCTCGGTAAGTTCGATCTCACGTTTCTTGCTCGTGATCTGATCCTCAATGATTTGTTTGTTTTTCTCCAACACAGCTTGTTCCGTATCGGCGATCTTTTGCATATCCGCTTGGTGGGTGATCAATGTTCGAACATCTTCAACCCCTTGATCAGTGACGGCAGATAGACGGTTCAAATTATTGGTGATCCCAGTGAGCGCACTATTGTCTGCCGGATTCATGGATGCATCTACCAACAAATTTTGCTGAATCTTTAATAAACTACCTAAATCTAAAATATTAACGGACATGTTCTATACATTACGCCTACAAAACATTTTGTGTTATAGCAATGCAAAGATCACCAAAGTGGCGAGGGTGATCGAACCCAACATCAACATTTGTTTGTTTGACTCGGACACGAGTTTGCTATCATGTTTCATGGTGTCGGCCAAAGTTTCCCGTTTTTTTAACGGCAAGGACTTGTTATATCCAGGATGGGTTGTTATCGCGGTGATACTGGAGGTCAATTTACGATAGTTCTCGCTCATTTCATTTGACAATTTTTCGTATTCATTTAATTTGGCAATATTAGAGTCGAACATGGCGTCCACCTCTTCGTTGGTATATGCCTCAATTATTCCGCTATGTTTCGAAGGAATGATGTTATGGGAGGATTGTAATTCATAATATGAATGGGGTAAATAGGGAACATAACCGCTCATTTTCAACTAAATGCTATAGTATACCCCGTTATTTTATTCGTGCAAAGAGAAAAAATAAAAGAGAGATAGAAGCAGTGGTTAGAATAATATTCGCATAAATGGCAGAATCCGCGGCGTATTTTGTTTGTTGGGCAAGCCCGGTGGCCGTATTACGCGCTGCTGCATGGAACACTGCGTCTGCATTCGATTTTAATGTAGATCGAGCTTTTTCCAGGTCGGCATAATCTTGTTTGGTCTCTTCAATACAGGTCTCCACATTCTCACAAAAGCCTTCCTTATTTGTTTTTAATCCTGTGCGAATCGTAGATACATTTTTCGATACAGTATTCTGCACCTCTGTGAGTTTGTTATAATATACACTACAAGCATTTCGCGTCGGATCCATGCATGTAATATATTCGGCTTGTTTGGCGAGATACAGTTCCGATACATTTTTTAATTCGGCATATTTCGCATCGACTGACGGTTTATAGACAATCTCACAGTCTTCTATAACCGAGCATTCCGATTGTTGTCTTTTTTGTATATTGGTGATATCTTGCTGGATAATATCCGCATCATTTACTGCCGTCGTATAGTTGGAATATCGATTGTCGGGACAGGCATCTTTGTAATTCTGTTCTAATATGACCAGATCTTGTTTGAGCTGTGCCAGTTCTTTTTGTTTGTTTTTCTGTGTTTCAACCAAATTTTGACATCTCTTATATGTATTTAGTTCATTTCTTACACGATTAAGTTCATTTCTATTATTGGTTAATCGTTTATACACGATTATTTTTTGAAACATTCGCGCACGTTTAAAATCGTTTACAGAGTGTTCATACGTTCTAGTCGCCCGATTAACTTCATTCTCCTTCATCCTGACAAGATAACCGATACTAAATGCAGAACATCTGGCGTTTCCTGTATATATTGAATTAATATCCTGGCTGATTCTATTTAATTCATTTTCTAAATTGCTAACCATATTACGAGACAGCTTAAGTCTCGAAAAACGATCATCACACGCCGTAATCAACGTCTGCAGCTCTTGTTTTCGCCGATTAATATCTTTCAATTCCGATTGCTTCATGGTAAGATGCGTTTGCAAATCGTTGCACTTACGGTTTATATCATGACATTGGGTGTATTTATCATTAATACTATTATACTCGGCGATACGATTGCTTTTGTTGGAGGACAAATCGATCCATTCACTATTTAATCGAGCGCACAGAATATCATTCTCCACTTTGCATTTGTTATTTGAATCATTATTAACTACAAACACGGCTTGATTGTCTGCTATGCTATTGGCACTGTCTATAAGATCGTTGATACCGACAATCTGGACCGTTGATTTCGTATCCGGGGTAAATGGTTCGACATGCGAATAAAAGTCGCTATACATTGTTTTAATGTTATTAACCAAGTTCGACATAATATATCTTTCGTGTGACATATTATGAGAGTTTTTTTACCAATTCGATGACAAATATACGTTGTTATATATAGTATTGCGTATGCCAGTGATTGCTCTAAATACGTAGTATTGAATTGGATAAATGATGAATGGATAAGCAATCAAAAATGCCACGAATATCATGATTACATGCTCTTGATTGCGAACTAAATAATATTTGTATCCCATAAATATCAAAAGGATCAACAGAATATAATACACAAACATCAGGAACATATTGACTCCATATAACGTATTCGTCATCTCTTGTTGATAAGAGACCCGGCTGTTATCCGCAGAATAATCGTTCGGTGTCTTCATTATGTGCTATACTATACTAGTGAGATTTCGTTTTGCCTTTACACTAAAAAATACCGATTTCCGCCAGGGCAAATATGTATGCCCAGTTTGTCCACCTTATGTATTTTGTCATCTTCGATCAAATCGGTGGCCTTTGCCCATTTCCATTCGACACATTCATTTTGAACCGGGTATTCCACCCGTTTCACGTGATCACAGCGCATCCCAATTAAACCAGAAATACAATCGTGCATTTTATAATTCACCGGGGCGAAAAAGGGCCCATAGCGTAATACACATTGAAACTGGGTTATCGGGATATTTTTGATTACGTCCATAAAATAACTATTGTCTTCTAAAACATATCGGCCGGTTATTTTCACGATAAAATCGTGGTCGTCGATATGATATTGTTTGATACAATCAAAGACATCTTGTAATTCTTTGTATCCCTTGTTTTGCGTCGGTAATTCATTATTGTTAGTGTAATAAACATCGCATCCAAAATCGTCCAAATAGGTCGGTCTAAGTCCGTTGTTCTCTACAAGAATGATTTTGTAGTTCTCGATCTGCTTATCTTGTATCACTTGTTTTAGTTTACCGATACCATTCGTGTATTGTTGTTTTCGAAGCGGCGAATCGTTATAAAGACATGTGGTTATAATAAAAAAAATCATTACGATACATATTGCAACGATTTTTTATCCAACCGGAAAACTCAGCTATGTTATCATGGATCTTCTGCCCAGTTATCCAATTCTTCGTGCTGCAACTTGATGGATGAACGTCCGCCCATAACTTTTTCAGTGGTGATGCGCACTTCTAATTCCGTTTCTTTCTTGTCCCAGGTGTATAACATTTCCCGATTTTTGAAATTGATTTCCCGGTTTTTGATGAAATATTGATTCCTCGATTTCGTGTCCATAATATCTTCTAGTTCGGCGGACATGGACTGTTTGGATACGATAATATCTTTGTATTCGTCGTCTAACTGATTGCGCACTGCCACCCATTCTTTGTATCTTGCCGCCGGATCTTGATGTATCCATAGATTTTGTGCATTCCATGGACCAACTATGTCCATACGATGATCTAATTTATTATGGAGCAACGAGTATTTCTCGCGTAATGTCTGTATTTTTTCTTTGGTTTCGTCCAATTTGTAATATTTAGATATGGACAAAAGCAGGGAAATATAGGTCGACACGGTTATCGATACAATCGACGTTGCGGTGTCTGGGATCGAAAATTGTATGCGTGTCGCCTGTATAAAACCAGACAAGGTGGAGAAAAAAATAACCGAGGTTTGTATGTTGTTGACTAGTCGGTTCATATCATGATACTTCAAATCAAGCAAGCGTTTGTTCTCTTTGCATTCCTTCAAAATGATAATATTGTTTCGCTGCACCGCCTTCAATTCGTTGCTAAATACAATATATTCGGTCTGTTCGAACCAGTTGATGTTTTCGTGATTCAACCGAATCTCTTTCGGGGGGTCGACCCTTTTAACGGGCAATTCTTCTGGAATGGCGTCGTTCGCTGGGTCGGTTTTCGAGCTCTTTTGTTGAGATTCAGTATCTACCGGTTCTATACTGAGAGATACGTTCTCATCGACGGGTTTATTGTTTTCTGGTGGATCCATAATTACAATATATGCACATTATAATTTTGTGAACTACAGTTGTAAACCAATGATAGCTAAATATCAAGATAACATATCCGGGCGATGTGATCTTGAACGATGATTATCGAGTTATTTTACGGATGATGAATATCGCCGCGACAATACCGATTGTCAGATTGGCACTAGTTAGCAGTGCATAGTTATAAAAATAATTCGTATTGTCTAACCGGTGTAGCTGAGTGAGGTGATTATTCTCTGCGTTCTGGGCAAGCATGAAATCGGCGTATACTATATCGGGTTATTTTAGTTGGTATGATTTGTATGCAACATAACCCACTATTCCGATCCCTATACATGTGTTAAATATATCTACCACGGATCGATTATACATTTTTTTTTGATTTAAATATCTTTCTTCTGCACCTGAGTTGGAATAGGGAGTGTTTCGCCGTGCGTTTAAATCATCCTCGTTGTAATCGGTTCGTTTATATGAACCGTAGAAATCGCCAGGAATACGACGTGGTATGGAGGGCGTATTCGTTTTACAACCACTAATACTCATTGTTCCTAATTGCGACGTGGTGCCAGGAGGGCAATTCAGACAAACCCCATCGCTGAAATATTGGTTTGATGAACATTTCCCGCAAGTGGCCGTGGTTCGAGTGTTATTTGTGAAAATTTTAACATTACCCGATTTACAAGTGCCGTCCGGATTGGTCCATCGATTATCTAATCTAATGGGGCGAGCACCACCTCCACCTCCGCCATCAGCATCACAAAAACCCAGATTTAAGTTCCCTTTTCTTCTTCCCATTTTAATTCTAATTATACATATGCGGACATTTTTATTCAAAACAATGCTAAATGCTGATGGCAACAAAAAAGGGATTCATACCACGAAACCAACTGAATCACCAGATTACAAGCAGATTCTGTAGTAATTCGTATTTAATGCGGACACACTCGCGCGGTTAAACATACATACGTCGCCTGGACGCAGACACATAACCAATGCTTGTGGATCATATCGTGATATTTCGGGTAATTCAGTTAGATTAGTGATATTATATTTATGTTTTAATTCGACTACTTCCTCTTCGTTTAATATTTTGCATTCCGGAACCAATTTATGTTTCAAAATATTGTATTGAAGACGGTGAATATTGTGAATAACGACAAATATATTGTCGTGGTCATACAGATATTTGGTTCGCGCGACAATCGTATCGTTCGGCTCGTCTTCGGTGATAATAATCAATGTGTCCTTTTTATCTAATATATTTTCGATGGTGTATAGATCTTCGATGATATCATCTAGATTCTGTTTACGCAATTGTTTTGCTGCGAAATAATATTTAATATATGCCTTCCGTTTTGTCCCAGCCTGTTCAATAATCATATCTAATTGATCATTTGTATACATTGCGTCGATCTCGTTAATGCTAAACGTTTTATAACCAGATACGTCATACTTGAGATTCTCCATAATGTCTAGTAAATTTAACCTAGACTTGTATACCGTTAAAATTTGATTGCTTGAAGTCGACATCTTTAAGATACCTGATTGAATTACGTCTATATATATATTCCATACTATTTTCAATTTTATGGAATATAGGAAAAAGCCATGGGTTCCGCCACTCCACCGCGCGATTACTCAATCTTCTTGATCAACAAACCGCCTGAAAAAATGTCGGGGGTAGGGGTATCGCTCGGTGGGGGCACAACCGGGGAAGACGGCGGTGGATAATCTGGAGTGCGTGGACCGATTGGCTCCACTGTGGGAGTTTTGGCCGCATCTGTTCCGTTGGTTGAAATATTGATAACCGGCGCAAAATGAATGGTCGATGTTTCGGCCGGCTTGGCCTGAATCATCGGATTCGGCAAAGCGGACGGTGTTTCGGTGCGATCGGGTAGTGTATAGGTAAAATCTCCCGGTCGATAAATATCCATGGATGAAACCACTTTCACTGAATCCGACACATCGAGGCCGTCCAGCGTATCCGTTTCGATCGTGATAAAATGATCGCCTATATTCTTAATTTTCCATACGCGAGTTGGCATAAAATCGCCACGGTAGTGGACCGATTCCCCTTTATTATATTGGGTTGTCGAGATCTCATCCTCCGGATACGGTGGACTTGGTGTGGGGACACTAGACGGGGTCATCGGGGAACCAGTCGGTGTGTATGGATTATAGACCGGCGACCCCGACTGTTTTGCTAAATCCGCCAAGGCTTTCATTTGGGCTAGCTCTTCTTCCGAATTCACATAGGGTGATTCGGGAGCATATTCGGGTGTGCGAAGAGAAGCATCCGGTGTTAATGGATTATATACAGGCGATCCCGATTGTTTTGCCAACTTTGCCATCTCTGCTAATTGTTCTAATTCTTCTGCGGAATACATATAGGGGGAATCAGGGGCATACTCGGGTGTGCGATAAGCGGGTAATGGTTCCGCTTCAACGACGGGTTTCGGCGTAGGGACATTTTCATTCATGGGCGTGAATACATGTGTCGGCTCTGGCTTAGCTAATACGGTCTTAATCGCACTCACCAATTGTTTGGATGTGTTGATTGAATTAAACGACAATTTACTCATGTTCGTAGATAAGGTCATATTATCAAACTGATCAATGTTGTCTTCCGTAATGATGCGCATTTGCACGTTGATCGCTTGTAATTCTTGCATCAACAATTTTAATGAATAAGGAACTTCGACCAAACTAAAGCTACGACCGTATTTGGTTATTGCATTTACACGCATATCGGTGCCATCGGTGCCATCTGCGGAATTCGTAAAGCGAATCGGTCCATCCGCCATAGGGCTGATAAACAAGTTTTTGCTTGGATTATATATTGCCATCATGCCGGTTGTATTACAAATTGCCATTCTATATTTGTCGCCGCGTTCCATCATTGATTCGCGTAAAAACTCCGTCGCTCCGTGAGAAATAATGGAATCGCGTTCCATTTCACCCACGCGTAGACCTCCGTCGTTCGCACGACCACTTACCGGCTGACGGGTCAATTCAGTGTTTGGACCGCGTGCACGGTAATTGATCTTATCTTTTACCATGTGTTTTAATCGCATATAATAATTGGGTCCCATGAACACTTCCACTTCTAGTTGCTCACCGGTCATTCCGTTATACAAAATTTCGTTTCCACTGGAATGATATCCAGATTTCGTTAACAAATCACCAAATACGCCGATTTTAGAGCCATTGTTATTGAACGCAGTGCAGTCCCCGTAGCCGCCATATATAGCACATGCTTTACCTGTGATGGTTTCTACAAACTGTCCGATCGTCATGCGCGATGGAATCGCATGTGGATTAATAATGAGATCCGGGCGAATTCCATCCTTCGTGAATGGCATATCCGATTCCGGAATAACTAAACCAATGGTTCCTTTTTGGCCGGCGCGAGAAGCCATCTTGTCGCCCAATGTAGGCACACGTATTTCGCGCACACGAACCTTTGCAATGCGAGTTCCGGCATCGCCTTCCGTAATAAATGTCTTATCGACCACACCAAGTTGTCCTTTCTTGGGTGTCTTGGACTGATCCACCTTTTTGCCAGGCATACCCGAATGACTCGAAGTCAGACCGATAACGACGGTTTTGTCGGTTAATAGAGTATTTTCGCGGACTAGGCCATATTTGTCCAATGCACTGTAATCACATCCGGGTTTTAGTCCAACTACGGTATTGTCGGATTCAATATTGGTAAACAATTTCTCATGAGTCCCACTCGCCGTTTTGTTCGTTTCTTCGTGCGATTCATACGTGGTATAATAAGTGGTTTGAAACAATCCGCGCTTTAATGCACCTTCGTTCACTAAAATAGCGTCTTCTACGTTATACCCAGTATAACACATAACCGCCACGATCGCATTCTCTCCATAGGGATTTCCCTCATTGTTGATATGCTCCAGATAACGCGATTTCACTAGTGGATTCTGGCCAAAATTAAGCACCACCGCCGTCTTGTCCATTCGAACATGAAAGTTGGTGTGATATAAAGAACAGGCTTGCTTGCTTTGTCCGCATGAAAATGAATTACGAGTGGCGGGATTGTTTTCGGGAAAGTTGATCATATTGGATAACATACCGAAAATCAAGGATTCGTGAATTTCCAAATGGGTATGTCGATGATGTGTGTCTTTTGTAAGATCCTCCTGGTTCATCGCAATCAAACTGCCCTCCGATTCATTTGTATCGATGTAGTCAATGATCGCCTTTTCTTCCAAGAATCGTTCCAGTTTCGCCGGATTCGATTCAACGTCGATATTTTCATACAATTCGAACAGTTCATACATCTTGTTCTGATTTGGATTAAAATCAGCCACCTTCTTTTTATTAAACCCACTGATTAACTCGTTCCATGTGAACTCGCCGTCTTCTATTTTTTTAAGAATCGCCTTGTTTTGGAAGGATAGCTTATGTGTATTATCATCTTTATAGAAAATGGGTCGGCAAATACGTCCACCATCCGTGTAAATATACACTGTGTTTTGACGAATATCAAAAGACACGCTTGTATAGATGGGAATCAGGCCATTTCGCCGGAATAATTTGATTTTTTGCACAGTCTCGAAGGGTTCCGAAATAACGCCAGCCCAGTAGCCATTCACGAATATTTTGGTAAGAGTAGCGAGAATTGTCGGCGAACATTCTTCTAGCAGCTTCATACTGGTGATCTTTTCGCGCAACCATTGTAGCATAGGCTCCCTCGAATAACCCTGGGATACATACGCCGTTATGGACATGTGTTTATGTAGACCAATGTTTCCACCATCGGGAGTATCGATGGGATCGAAAAACCCCCATTGCGTGTTGTGTAAAACACGCGGTCCCACGACCTTTACACTGGCATCTAACGGCAAGTTCGTTTTGCGTAGATGGCTCATCATGGCATTGTGCGAAAGTCTATTTAAATCTTGAACAATTCCGATTCGACGCGTATGACTTTGAGCGCCCCAGCTACCCTTGAATGCCTTTTTAAATCCGGCTTCTACGCTTCTGTCGCGGAAAACATCCTTGTATGTTTGTTGGATTAACCCGTATAAATTATCTTCGTATAAGTTTTTATTGTAGTTGACCTTTTCTTCGAACCCGAGCTGAATTTGTCTCTGTTGAATCGCGTAATATTCTCGGAATAAATCGTGCATTAGTGAGCCGACCAATTCGATACGTTTGTATTTGAAATTGTCGCGATCCGTCGGGGGCTCCATACCCGCATAAACGGACAACAGTCTGAAAACAATGTTTCCAAGCGTATATGCTTTTTGTTGGAAATTAACCTCTCCTACGTGTGGCAAGAAATAGTCTGCCAGAATTTCGAGCGCGTGGGGCACCGTTTTGCCCTTGGTAAGCGTAGCGATATATTTCAAGGCCAATTGTTGTGTTAGTATGCCTCCAGCATCGTGGACAGAAGGAACGAATAGGTCGATCAAGGATTCATATTTATCTAAATCCAGCAAACACGTCGATATAATCTGTTTATCGCTAATGATACCCAATGCACGAAATACGATAAATAGCGGAACCGGTTTTCTCACGTTCGGTATCACAACGACGATGTTTTTATTTGTATAGGATGCAGAGGGAGCCACTAGTCGAACGGCGAGTGTGCGAATAGGCTTGGATACATTTTCAGAGACCGATCGTATTTCCGCAGAATACATGGTTTCGTCGCTGTCTACATGGCGAATGTATAACATGTTATCTCCGAATTTTTCTTGAGAAACAACTGTCTTTTCTTTGCCATCAATAATAAAGTATCCACCCACGTCATTTAGACATTCGCCCATGGTGTGTCGGACCTCTCGAGGTAAGCCAGAGAGGATGCAGTGGTCAGATTGGACCATGATGGGAAATCTACCCAGGAACATTTTTTCCAGGATCACAGTGCGCTTTTGCACATTGGGCTCGACCATTGTTTTCATGGTTTCTTCCTTTGCAAAAGCCGCCTCCAGGGGTGTTAACATAATATCTTCAAACTTGGCGCGACGTTTATTCCGTGGTTGACCCCCCTCGGTTAGTTCGTCGCCGCCCTTCAATTCGATGGCGGATTCGTCTACACCTACTATATTTGGGTTCTCCCCTTCGTTCAATATATCGATAAATTCTACTTCTACGTCATAATGTATGGTTATTCCATATGTCATATTACGTAGTCTGGCCTCGTTTGGATACATAAAGTGTGTGTTATTGTCATCGTAAATAACGGGCTTTCCAAAATAGAGTTTGTCCCCATTCTTTCCGCCAAAATATAATATACATTGCGACCTATACTCATTCAAATCCTCATCAAAGCGTGTTTGAATACGAACGGGATTCTTCTCCTTGAATATTTGAAAGATACCGTGTTTAAAAAAATCATTATACGAATCGATATGATGTCTTACTAAACTTTGCGGATTATCTTCGAAATACTTGTTAATAACTTTCCACGTAGTTGCATTATCCATTATATCGATATGTATATAAGATAATTATATATTTTTATACCCGTTTCATTTGTTTGTTATACGCCGATGAATAGTTGGGTTCGAACGACCCGCAAAAATAACGTGCGGAGAAATTTCCATGGCGTAGAAACTGTGAAATTGTGATTACATTATAACGCGTTGTAATTGAGCGTGCATAAAATATTTAGCAATTTCAAAATCGCATCAAAAAATTTCTTGATATATATTATAATTTAGCATAATGGACAACATGTTAGATACCCTGTTTGGCCCTCTCGACAAGAAATACTGCAACTACTTTTACATCCTTTCGATTCTCGGATTTATTTTGATGGCGATCGGTCTGATCTCTTTGGTCGTGATCGGTATGTCAAAGAACAGAGGTCTCGAGTTTTACATGCAAACCTTCACCGTGGCGATGTATGGCGTGTTCTATTTCCAAAATAGACTCCTCCATTCCATGTGCACTGGAAGCATGAAGTAAACACTTCGAAAAAAACCCATATAAAAAATTCTTATATAAAATATAAACATGGATATTTTATATTATAGTAATTATTGCAAACATTCACAGCGTATTATACAAACACTCGTAAAAAGTAGTTTGAATGACAAGATCAGCTTTATATGTATAGATAAACGAACCCACGATCCCAATACCGGACAAACATATATTTTGCTCGAAAATGGCAGTAAAGTCATCTTTCCACCCAATGTGCATAGTGTGCCGACCCTATTATTGATTAAGGAAAAATACCGCGTGGTTATGGGGGAAGATATTTTAAAACATTTTCATAAAGAAATGAAGTCTTTGCACGCGCAAGCTCAACCGACTGGTGAACCTGCTGGTTTTCACATATCTTCTTTTTCAGGAGGGAGCAATATTA